CGTTGTCGTCCTCACGCAGAACCGTCTCAGGAATCATGTTGAAAATTTGATTGTTGTTGTCGTTGTCGTATAAAGCGCCAGAAAGTTCTTGACTGCCGGTAAATGCCGAAACTCTTGGGTGAAAACTGTAAAGAATAGGATCACCAGGGTCTACATCCATCGTAGAGCCAGAAACTCTACTGAAATCAACGGTATAGTTGTTGTATCTTCCGTGGATACCAGAATTCGAATAATCAACAACCAAACTATCGAGCGAACTTGAACCAAACACACCCTCGTTGAAACTGTACCTCAGTTTGAGGTAGTCTTCCGAGTCGATTGGCCGATTGTAATTTTTGTTGTGCCAACGAGCACTTGCCGTGTGAGCAACACGAACTTCATCAATAGAGCCAGAATAAAATTCTGTACTAGAAATGGTGCCGCTGCCGACAAGAAACTTCGAAGATCTGAACTCGATTGGACCTGTAATATCGTTGGCTATTTCTGCCTCGGCAACCCTTTGAGTGTTGACATACAAAGAAGCACTCCCTTCCACCAAGTCATACAAAACAGCCACATTGTGGAAAGATCCTGTGACATCACCATATCCATCCCAACTCAAATCAATCAGATCAGTTCCAGAGTAGATTACAGCGCCTACCTCAACTGGCGTATTATCATGCACATACAGGAGATACCCAAAGAAATCCGCTCCAGATCGAGACAAGTGTTGACAAATAACCCTTGGGCTGGAGTCTACAAATGGATTTACCTGTGCCGATACATAGAAAGAAGAGGACCCTGGCATGAGCTTGTTGCTTGGGTCGGAGGCTGAAATGTAATGAGAGGTTCCGTCAAACTCTGCATATCCCACCTCTCTTGGCCATTGGTTAAAAACCCAGTCTTCGTAATCAGAGCCGGTTAGATGGAACGCATCCTTCTCTTCACGGCTGCCATTGAAAGGATACTGATTTAGAATTCTGTGTTTGGCAACGCCAAACTTAGAGACAGCAGAATCGAAAAAGACATGGTTAGCGTAGTCAGAGTAGTCTACCCTTAGGCTGGTTTCAATACGCTTTTCGGCCTCTCGCTTGATGCGCTCTCTCTCTTCAATGAAGTCTCCTAGGTCATCGAAAGCAAGGGCTGTCGTCGTAGGAAGATTCGTATCTTTCTTCTGGTTCTCGGGGAATACCAGACTGAAACCTTTCTTTTCTGCCATTACACTACCTTGAACACAAAGCCATCATCAATGATTTTCTTGTCGTACCTGTTGATGTCAATCAGGAAAAGAAGCCTGTACGTAAATCCTGGGACAAAACTGCTCAGCCACATGTTGAAGTAGTTTCCATCTGAGTTGTAAGACAACTGAGTGTGGGCTGCTGACCCCGTTCCGAACGGAACAATCATGTCTCCAGTTTCGTTATTCATCACGCCATAGTACATCTTCTCGATGCACTCTTTGTCAATCTCTAGGGACGCACTAGGCATCACGCCAACGTGTGTAATCCAATCACGCTTTCTCACATGAACCTTGAGTCGAGCCTCTTCGTTTACGTTGTAAACACGCTTGAGGTTGGTCACGTCCACGTCGAACTCATCATACTGGTCAACCTGAGAGCCTGTCAACACTAAAGGAGTAAAGGCTCCCGTCATATAGGTTCTTGAACCTGAGAACCATACATCGATCCAGCTAGCCGAAAAGCTTGCTGTATTCTCGATGTTGATAGATGCCGAGTAAATTCCAGTGCTTACCTTGCCTGCCGTGAACTCTTCTGAATATGATGCGGAAACTCCGATCACGTTGTCCTGAATCCTCACAGTTACAGGCTCTGTCAAGTCCACCAACTCGCCTCTCACAAAGTTGTAAAGAAGCAGGTTACTGTCGTTGTCGAAAGCAAAATTGTGACGATGATCTTTCACCACACTATTCCACCTGGCCTCGATGTATGGCAGCTTTTCAACAAACAAACTTTCTCTGCCGTGGAAAACCTTACGGAAGTAGCGTGCAGAGGAATTCTCTTCTGTGTCGCCCATTTTGAGGACGAGACCATTATTGCCAAACGTGCCAGTAAGCCAGTTCATGACCAAATCAGTCACGTCCATCTCTAGGTCTTCGTTGCCATCATCGAAATGCTGAGAGCCGCTGCCCTCATCTGCCAGATAATCAGAGCCAGTGGTCACCCAATCTGCAGTAGATACGGGTTGTAGCCAGTTTGCTACACCGCCATCTCTGTCCAGGTCGTCATCGATTCCGACGCCCTCGTCCCAACTCCTCGAAAGAGGGAACGCAAACAAGTCATAGCTAGTCGGAACAGTATCGCCGTGCCTTTCGTCAAACATTTTCAAGACATACGTGACACCTGAGGATGGGATCATTCCCTCTCCGTAAATCTTACCGGAAAGCTCTGTCATGTCGAACTGCATGAGAATTCTGGCAAGATCCTGCGTCTCTGGATTCTGGTCCGGAGGGAAAGCGAATACGTTGAGAGAAGGAGAGCGGCCATGGTTACTGCCAGTGGCACGCACGCTAGTTGACGTACCGATTAATCTATTAGTAATCCACGTATCTTTCGAGGGAAATATTCTGAAAACAGCCATTACTTATGCCCTCTCTCGACCAATTCATAGCCTTTAGAATGACCATATTTCAACAAAGACCAAAAACTAGAATCTTTACTATCAAGAAAGCTTTTGAGAGCGCTTTGTCCTTCAATTTCAATTATACCTTCAGGAGTCTTAACTTTGAAAATAGCTTTCAAAGATCTTCCTTTTTCTAAATTCGTAAGACTTTTTTCCGAAGTTTCTCTATCTGCTTTAGACATTTTTTCTTTTGCTTCTTTGGAATGAGTTTTACCAAACATAGGATGATTTGCCTTATTCTTGAAACGCTCTTTGGCTTTTTGAGATATTAACTCAAGAGTTTCTTTTCTCCACTCTCTTCCTAAAGAACCCTCTCCTCCTAAAGTGGAATTATATCCGCTCTTAAAAGAATCGTGCTTTCTAATTTCTTCCTTTTCTAGCTCATTCAAATTTTCAACATTTTCATGAAGAACGCTCCATTCAAGCTCATCTCTATATTTTCTTATAGCCCGAAAAAACTTAGTATCATAACAAGCATGGTTCTCGTTGAACGCATTATTTAAATGCTCTCTCTTTCTTTCCTCAAAAGATTTAACGGTCTTTCCTATGTAAACCTTACCGGAAGGAGAGCAACATATGTATATGATATTATTCATTATTTGGCCACGCCTACGATATCCTTGTTGGGGTATTTGCATTCAAATATAGCATTCTCCTTAGAATAAATAATGCCATTTTTGGTATTTTCCTTGACATTGTGCGCAGTTTCAGAGTATGACCTGCTCTCGTAGTTTCCAACTCTGTTGGAAACCTCGATCTTCGTGACCGAAAGAACACCTGCAATCTCTGCAAGTTTCGTGTATACGTTTGTGATATTGATAGGCTGGTTGATCTGCCAGACCTCCACATCAAAGTGCTCTTTCAGAGCCTCGATACAGTTGACAACAACCTCCGATTTGTTGAAGTCTGGGTTGGTCAAAACCTCAAAGTTGACAGCAACATTGATGATTTCGCCATCCAAAATTTCAATTGCATCAGTCAACATTCTGAACCTCGACAAGTATTTCTTCAGATTTGTCTTCAGGTCCGCAGGAGCCTCGGTGACCTGTCCTGCTGAGTTCCTGGAGAGCACAATTAGCTCCACAGCGTTTTTGTTTAGGGCACTGACCCTGGCGTTGGCCCTGAACACAGAACCGAACCTAGAAGGCATTGAAAGCGCTCTGGCGACAAAATCTTCGGCCACCACCATTCTGCCCTGCGATGCAAAATGAGCAGAAATGAGAGCCCGAATTTCCTCGGTGTTAAGCTGATCACGACCACCCTGAATAGGATTCGGGTTGTTGACAGAAAATGAATTCCCTACATCCTGAACCACAGTAGTATCAAGAGTTGGGTCGCCAATATCAAAGGTGCTCTCAGATACAGTGTTGATTTCTCCTGCACCCGCATTAGTGGCTGTTCCGCCACCGACCCTGTACTTGACGGTCAAAGTGGTGTTGACAGGAGCAAGGCCCAAAGTCCTGGTTTTCAGGAAGTTCTGCGGGTCAAGGAAGAAATCTGTAAAGGTGTCCTTACCGAACAGAGGAAGCGACAAATCTCCCAAATCTGGGATAAGCTCGCCATCAAAGCTGTCAGCGTCGCCCGTACCAAAAACCATGGAAGTTCTGTTGGTTTCGATGTCAAACTCCGTTACGAACCTGAAAGGTACAGACTTGAGCTTGAGCACAAACGGAACCTCATCAGGGTCTTCGCCAGTGTTTGTGACGCCATCAAAAATCGTATCCTGAGCCAAGAAATCGACCTCGTAATACTCGTTTCCTTCTGAGTCGGTGACTTCTAGAATCTCAAGCACATCGTCTTCAGGAATCGTAATCTTCCTAAAGGCTTCGTAGCTCCCGACCGTAAAAGTGGTGGTCTTCGTCTCACCCGCCTTGAGGTCAATATTCACCTTCCTAAGAGCATAAGTGGTTGGGTTTCCGTCAGAATCTGTGTCGGCTACGGCCACCAACGTAGGGTCTGTGATGTCAATCAAACTGAAATCGGCATCTACAAGAGTCTCATACAATTCGCCCGCATTGCTCTTAGCCTGGGCTCCCTTTTTGATGGTGCCCGCATATCTCATGTCTGGCTGTAGTTGCTCGTTACTGGAGGTAACTGGCACAATGAGAAAACCATCGATGAGTCCTGTTGCTGCCGCCTTGCCAGAGGGCTTGAAGCCAAGCTGCTTGGCATGCCGAAAAATGTTCTTCTGCTCAGTGGCCGTCTCGATGAACGTCTCGTTGAATCGCTTATCCAGGTAGAACGACATGTTGTCGCCTATGAAAGAGACCAACTCGGTAAGCATCATGCCCACAGAAGATTCGTTAAAGTCCTGAATCGTATCAGGAAAGTACACCCTCAAATGCTCAATGAGGTCTTTCTTGAAGCTCTCAAAATCTCGATTGAGATATCTGATTGCTCTCTTTTTGGTGGTATTTGTAGCCATTATGCTGTCAGCCTCTGTCTAAGAATCCTTGTAATGTCTATGTTTCCTACAGAAAATTCCAACTTTAGATGAACCTGATTGGGGTGTAGAGTGGAATCAGTGGTTTCGTCATCAATGGTGAGACTCACCACGTTCACAAACGGCATCCACTTGTCGATTGCTGCTATCACCGAATCGTTGATTGCCTGACGAAGCTCCTCCCCACGAAATTCGAAAATGAGAGGCCTGAGATTGGCCCCAAAGTCGAAATGCACAGGCCTTTCGCCAAAATTGGTTAAAATTAGAATTCTCAAATCAGCAAGAATCGCATCGAAAGTGTCTTCATTCGTTTCGAGGGGTCCTGCCTTACCCTTAGTCAAGGGATACTGTATGTTTATAGGATCAGCCATATCAATATTAATTAGTAGGCTGACTACTTTGTTTTGACAACTTTGGACTTGAAGCTCTCGATGGCACCCAGAAAAGTGCCGATGGCGGCAGCAGATGCGGGATGTGCCACACCCGGAATGGACAAGAATGTGCCAGCCCCGCCAAGCTCTGTTGACATCGCTGTGAGCATGGTCTGTAGCTGTGTAAGGAACGTCATACCTAAAACGACGGGCTCCGTCAAATTCTCTCCGCCCAAATTGATTTTGTCACACTTGATAGTTACTTCGTTCTTGGCTTCAATCTGAAGCTTACCGTCAGTTCCCATGACGATTGTGACCTGAGAACCGTCTCCTCCGCCCACGACAATCTTGGCGTTCTCCTTCGCAACTATGCGAACCTCTTCACTTTTGATGCCAATAGCAGCGACCTCAGTCTTGCCCTGTTGCGCATCAAAGTCAGCATCCGACCCCAGGTTGTCGTCAATGTCGGTCTTCATGGAGATGTAGATGCGAGAGGTGCCGTCTTGCTCTGAGTCGTGATTGCCGTCTACAGCCTTTCCTGCAAATAGGTCAATCGTGCCAGCCTCATCTGTAGCACCGTCATTCTTGGAGGCGTTCTTTCGGTCTCTGCCCAGAACAATACGAGAGTTGTTAGAGCCATTGATTACCCGGTCTCCGACCCGAGGAACATACTCTGGCACCTCTTCTTGGGTGAAATCCTCTGAAACCTTGATATCCTTAGGTTTAACATCCGTATCTTGAACCGTCTGTTCTACGCCAACTTCGTTGGTATCGTTGTTGTCGTTTTGCTCAAACTTCTTGCTTCCAGGCTGAATGTTTAGATTAGACTTTTTTTCTTTGTCATCCTTGTCTTTCAGCCCGCCTGGTTCTGGGATGCGAGACAACCAAACTCCGTGCTCACCAAGCTCGTCCTCAAAAATAACATAGGCGTGCTCCCCCTCTTTGATGGGCATCACGTCATGAGGAAAGACGGGCCAAAAGATAGGAAGCTCGTCTTCATCTTCTATGCCGCCATCCATGCTATCGCTAATGATACGACCAAGAAAGCTGTTGGGAGGGTTTGGCGGATCTTCCGGCTTATCTGGAGTAGGGAGTTCGCCGCCTACCGGATCTATTCTTACAACAATTGCTCGATGAATGACTCCATAACCATCGAGTTCACCAGAAATGTAATCGTTAACTACGTTATTTTGAATTCTGGCAGGATCTTGTATATCTCTGTCACTTGTCCTCGTCTTCATTTGGCATTTGTTTCCTCTTGTCTAGCTCCGCTTCTACCAACTTTTTGAGAGATTCTGGGTCCTCCACAGTAAACCCTCGACGTGAAAACTCTACCGCCAGAAGTTGAAGCTCTTTTCTATACTTACCAAACTTGTCCATTTTCGGAGCTATCTCTATGGCCAAATTTACGTATTCCTTCATCAGATACAGATAACGGTCTTGAAGTTCAAGAATATCAAAGTCCTCTAGGCTCATTTCTCTTCTGACTCCTCAGGTTCCGTTTCCTTCTTGCTCTCTGCCTCAATCTGTTCGTTGATATGTTTGAGGTCATCCTCGTTGAATGAGGCGTCCCCTTGCGTCTCTTTCTTGGCGAGCTTAACAAGCTCAACAATCTGCGAGGTCTGCTTGATCATGAGTTCTGCGTACTTAGCGAGCGTATCTCCGCTGATGGCGTACCGCTCATTGTTGGCTGCTATGTACGCCTTGAGGTCCGCATACTGCTCCATGACAGCTTCTCGGTCCTCTTTGAACTGCTGCCACGCCTTGTCGAGCAGGATTCCTACATCTTCGGCTTCTACTTTCGACATATCAAATTTCCCCGGCCAAATACCTCTTCTTCCAAATCTTGTATTTCTTCTTCAACTTGGACAGATTGGTCACAACCTGCTTCGTATTCAGACCGGTAATCTCCCTGATATACAGATAAATTCCTTTCTTATTGTAAATAGTGATCAAATCAGGATTATTGAGCAGGAGGATTACAGCTTCGAGAACCTTCTTTTCTTGAGTCTTTTCAACCCGATCCCGCCATCTCTTCACCTCATCCTTCAATAAGGCAATGAATTCAGCGTTCAAAAGCTCGTCTTCGTAGGAGGTGACTACGGCAGCATGATCGTTCTTCTCCAGCTTGGCCAAGA